CCTCCCTTCAATAATGGGGCGACAAGAGGGGCAACTGTTTTTGCGACACTTAAAGCATCACTAAAAAAAGAACCTCCAACAGCACCGCCCACTCCTGCGTATTTGTTGCGACCTCCTCCGCTTGAAACGGCGAGACCTGCGTTCATATTGAGGGGCGGGTATGCGGATGAAGTGCCGTTGAGAATAAACTTGGCTGGGGCGACCCCCCCTGTAAGTATTTGCTGAACCGATGCGACCTTTTCGGGGTCGTGGAAACTATCGGCGTTCCTAAATCCCATAGGTGTAGGGTCATACTGGTAGCGGTTCAAGTGAAAGTTCTTCTGCTCCATTTCGCTTAAAGTCTTGACCAACGCTCTGTTGTAGGGAGTGTTGTATGTGATGTTTGCTTGGGGCATCTTTATATAAATACAACATATTTTAATTGATACGCATATTAATTAATTAATATGTCTATCTAAATATTCCTTAATAATTGTCTGCCGACTGTCTGCCGACGGCTTTTTTAGAAATGTAGGGATGTAGGGTGTAGGGTCGCTCCAACCTTTTATTATAGAGAATGGGTTGATGGGTGGTTTCAAATATAACTAACTAAAACAGACCCTACACCCTACACCCTACATTTTCATTTTTTTAACGACACATATCGGCAAGACGAGATGCCCCTCCGTGAGCCATTCCCCCGTGAGCCATTCCCCCGTGAGCCATTCCACCCGAAGACACGCCACCACGAGGCATCATCATACCGCCACGCTTCTCGCAAAATCTCTTCACTATCCCGTGTAGAGGCATATTGAGTAGATTACCTCCCACCATACGGGCGACTTCGGCAGATTTCATCGCCGATGCTTGTTGCGATGATTTGGCTGCTAATACGGTCTCCTTTGTAAGAATTCCAGTATAAATAGCAGACACGCCTTGCTGTGTGGTGAGGATACCGCTATTCACACAGATAGTAATAATTTCAGGGGTAATATTCGCACCACCCGTAGCAGAGATAGTATTGGTTGCTCCAATTTGGAACTGGAAATTATAATTGCCTAAACTTCCACAGGACAGGAAATCGGGGAGTGATAAATCGTAAGCAGGGTTGATGATAAGAAGAGAACCCGTAGTATTCACAGCAGCACCCTTGCCCGTTCCACCGACAGCTCTACTCGCAACACCGCTAAACTCCAACCAAGATTGAGTAGAGCCGTTTCTAACGGACATACGCCAAAGGTCGTAAGCAGAGGCGGAGGACAAGAGACCCGATTGGTTGTTAAGATTGATGGAAACATTATTGATAGTGAAGAACACAGATGCGTCCTGAATGGTTTGCTGGGACATCGGCTTTCTAACATTAATGATAAAGAGGTCGGGGATTTGATTGATTTGAAGATTGGAACTGGTGAGAGTAGCGGACGCTTGTGGGGCAACAGAGGTCGTGTTGGAAGATGAGGTCAAATAACGGGGGAAGTCCATATAAGGCACTACATTCTTGGTCTCAATTAGGTCGCTAGGTTGAGTGGAAAGGAACTTCAATAACATCGCAGGGTTTGAAGGTTGGTTCAATATCGCAGAGATGGTAGATGTGGAAGTAAAGCCGTTAGGGTTGGCGGCTGTTCCAAGAGCAATAGAAGTGATGAAACCAGTAGAACTGCTAAACAATCTCTTACAAGTAGCATCAATATTGAAAGTGAAAGTCATATTGTTAATACCGAGAAGACCCTGTTGGTTGAACTCGGGGTTGCCGAAGATGAAAGGGGACAGGAACAGGGGTTCAGCGACGATGGTAGAAATCTCAATCACCCAAGTATCCAAAAGGTCGGTGGATTGAAGACTGGCGTCCGTCAATCCAGTTTCGGTAATGGTATGGACGACATTAATAGCCACGGGGTGTGCTCCACGAGGCACTTGGTCAATATCGTAGGAAGCATTACCGTATCCAGCAAGGGGGTTGTTGTTTGTTCCTACGGCATCGCTGAACCGAGCGTATGCTTGGTCAGGCAAAGAAGGAGTAGAAGAATTGTAGCGATACAATTCACGAGAGTTATTCATTCTTAAAAGAGAAGGGAGAATATCTTGAAGATTGACGGAAACGGCGGTGTTGTTAATTTGTGCTGTGGCGGTAGTCATCAAAGAGGCAAGTGGGAATGCCTGTAAAGCATCTGTCGAACCGTAGTTCAAAGCGAAAGCACCCGATGGGACACCCGTAGCGGTAAGAGTGAAACTCAACCCTGATGTAATCAACATATCACGCCCAATAACTACATTTTCGCTCGGCACTTGGATTGAATAAATAAGCGAGGAGTTGGAAGCCGAAGTGGCTGGGAAACGCTGGAAAGTGGTTTGGGAAGCCCCTGATTTGACGGCAAAGTCTAAATCGCTGGTGATGTCGCCAATCACACTATCTCGAACTAAAACTGTTTTAAAGTCGCTCATCTTTATAATATATACTACGATAATAAATATTATAAAAAGAAATAATTGCCCGTCGCCTAAATACTCCGCCCCAATTCTAAAAAATGAAAATGTAGGGTGTAGGGTGTAGGGTCTGTTTTAATTAGTTATATTTGAAACAGCCCCCGACCCATTCTCTATAAAAGAAAGTTGGAGCGACCCTACACCCTACACCCTACATTTCTAAAAAAGGTTAGCCGTCGGCAGACAGTCGGCAGACCCTCTAATCACTCGCCTTTCGGTTGTATGCCCCTTTTTTCAAGAATGCGACTTTAATGGTTATCGCCTCGCCACTCGCCAGTCTAAAAGGATTTAGTCTGCCGAACTTGTCCCTCCAATATACTTGAATATCTATATTGCTTAAAGGTCGGTTTCCGTAAAGAGTTATCAATCGGTATTCGCTCGTAGGATTATAAGTAAGATTGGGTTTGTATTGCCCAGTATCACTCACTAAATCTGTGATGATATTCGCAAAATCGCTGTTATTTCCTCCTAAAACTACCTGTTGGGAGTTGTTAATCACGAGGGGGGTGGATACTTGATTTGGTTGAATAGGGAGGGTATTGGAGGTGAATACCAAACCCACGATTGGACTAAAATTGGCGATTGTGGAATACTCCTGATAAATCTGCGTAGAAGTCCAAGTAGCAGGGAGAGGAGGAGTTGGAACGGGAAAAGGAGTGATAATTCCGTTATTAAGACCTCCAATATTAAAGGGGGTAAATAGAAAGTTCTTCCCGACCAAAGACGGGGCATACCCTAAATACTCTGCTGGGAAAGAGGGGAAAAGCCCGTAAAGGGGAGCATTAAAAAACAACCTGATAGGGGCGTATCCAGCAGGAGGAATGGGGTAAGTAGCCAAAGGGAAATAAAAGTTATAACCTGCCGTATCAAAATACAACACAGCACTATCGCTACTACTGTCCCAAGTCATTACGGGAGCGAAACCTGATGGGAGAGCCGCACCCCCTGCTACTACAGCCGCTTCAAGGGCGGCAAAGGCGGTTTGTAGGGCGGCATTCACCAAGAGAGGTATCACAGAATAATTATACACCTCGTAATAACGGTTTGCGTTGTTTTGAATACCATTTGCGGTCGCACTTGGAGGGGGTGGAAGAGGTGCTGCTCTGTTTTGTGGGAAGAACCTTAAAAAGGTCTCTCCTGATGTGTAAGTAGTCAGGGTTGCTGGGTCTTCCCATTCCAATTGGAGAGAGTATATGGTTAAATCTCTGTCTCCCTGATTGGGTTGGATAACGGGAATAAACACGGGCAGTGTCCCCGTCTCCACAGTAAATCGCAAGATACTTAAATAATAGTCTTCGGGGTTCATTATAAAAGGGCTGCTACGCTGTTCGTTAAAGTAGAACACGGGTGGTTCAGTAATAGTGGATTGTAGATTACTTACCGTTATATCAAAATAGATTTGGTCAGCAGAGGCAGCATTCTTAAACGGATTTAGTTGCGACATCTTTCTTATAGTATATAGACATATAAAAAAGATGCTAAATAAGTGGATTAAAAGGCGTAGGAAGCCTTGATGATAATAGGCATCTCGTATCTCGCTGGGACTTCTCCGTCGAGGTTAATCGTTCCCGAATAAGAGAGCGGGGCTTGGTTTCTCGACAGCGTTGCCGTGTTGGTGGGTGTAATATAAACACCTTGAACGGGGGTATTATAAGGAACAACATTACTATCACTATTCTCCGTGCCTGATGAAGCACCTGTTCCATCATTATCGGCAACATTTCTCGCATTATTCACAGTAGAAGTCCATACGGTATTAGTCGCCTGAATACCCACGCCCGTAGCAGGGTTAAATGTAGGCAACGAGGGCATATTCGCCTCTGTAAGCGTAAAGGATAGATTTGCCTCCCCAGCGTCTCCCGCCGTTGAAGCACCTGTATTTACAGCGACAAAAGAGGGGAGTTTCCCATCACTTGCTGTCTCTGTGTTGCCGATGGTAGATGGTAATAAGAACTTTGTTGCGGGGTCGCTGGAAACGCCAAACTGTGTTCCTATAATGTTGAAAAGTAGAGGAAAATCCGCTATTAGTAGTTCGCTCCCGTCGCATATTAACCAACCAGTAGGGGGTTGAACAACACCATTAGTGTCGCCACACCAAAAGGACATTACGCCTATCGGGAGGGGGAAATCTGCTTCGCCTAAACTGTTTGCTGAACTCATTATAATATATACATACATTATTTTTATAATGAAAGATACAGATGAATTCACTCTAAAAGGGAGAGTGTAGGGTGTAGGGTGTAGGGTCTGTTTTAGTTAGTTATATTTGAAACAGCCCCCTACCCATTCTCTATAAAAGAAAGTTGGAGCGACCCTACACCCTACACCCTACATTTCTAAAAAAGGAGCCGTCGGCAGACACTACGCATATGCCCAATTGGTCTTAACACTTGCTTTAATAATGGGGACAATAGAAAAAGAAGGAGCGAGGAAAGTGTCTTGCGTGAGAGAAACGGTAATATCAATCGGGGTGTTCGTTCCCGTGTAGGAGAATTGAGGTGCGATTAAATCATTACCGATACCCCCCGCAGACGAATACCCTACATCATTTCTCAAAAATAAATTGCCGTCGGGATTACGAGTGAGGGTGTTAGAGTTTGTATAAACATTCGTCCCAATCTTGCTACCATCAGGTGCGAAGCAGTAGTAAGAGCCATTACAAGTGTAAGGGATTAACGGACCACCATCAGGGTTAGGGGCAGGGTAATCGAGCGGGAATGTAGGGACTTGGGAGGCTTTTAGTGTAAGTTCGGCAGTAGCGATTGGTTGCTGACCAGTAGGGTTGATGATTGCCCCCGCTGTTGCCCCACCGATTAGAAAAGGGAGTATCCCTCCTGCCCCATTCGGGTTGGGTAGGTTTGGTAGTTTAAAAGAACCAACAGGGGGAGCAACCCCGAAATCGTTATATGGGATAGATGTCCCGCCAAGAATACGGTAAAGGTCGGGATACTCACTAATAAGCAGGTCTCTACCATCACACACTAAAAATCCTGAATAATTTTCTAAATCGGCGACGAGCAGGGGCTTTGATGCTTGAACCGCCCACATCATCACCGTTCCTATCGGCACGGGAAAGCCGTTAAATCCTTCGTTATCGATAGCAGACATTTCTTATAATATACGGGTAGATTATAAAAAAAATTAAAACACACTAAATTAAAAGGTAGGGTTGGGTGAGATTATAAACCCCTCTAATTGCGGAACATTTGCGTAAGGGTCAGCCGTTCCACCGCCCGCACCATCAGCAGCGATTGCCGCAGCCTCATCAGCGGCTCTTTGCTCGTTTGCTGCGTCTTGGAGATTGGTAGCGACAACCTCTGCCGCCTCCTGTGCCGCCACCTCAGCCACATACTCCGCCTCTTGTTCTTCAACTCTGTTGATGGCTGCGTTTTTAGAGGCAGATAGAGCGTAAGACGAGAACGCTTTGAGGATATAAATACAAGACATACCGCCGTATTGGACGGAATGGTCGTCGTTCAAAATAATATCACCAATTGGGGCAGGGGTTGGGTTTTGGTATATGTAATCCGCTGTGTTCATCGTGGCGAACCCCCCAGTCTCGTTCGAACTATCAAGTTTCACAATAGGAGGGTTAGATGACCCCGTGCTGTCTGTTGCGAGATAACGAGCGGGTGGGTAATCCCCTCTTGCGTTGAATGACCTACCAACAACCCCTATTTGCTCGTTTGGATAGGTGGGTGTAAAATTTACAGGGGACAATTGAGGAATTTCAGTTCCTGTTAGAGCGGGTAATGCCTCGCTGGAATGTAGATAGGGTGGAATAATACCATTCGCCTTTGTCGGGTCAGTTTTAAGCGTTCCGTTGGGGACTAAATAAGTTTGTTGGTCATTGATTTTCGGCAGTTTGAATTGCCCTGTCGGCACTACCGCTGTCCCGTTGAATGTATTACCCAAGACCAAAAACAACTCGGGAAAATCGTTCTTACTAACAGTCCGTCCATCGCATACTAAAAAGGTGGGAGGGATTGAATTAGCAAGTCCCATATAGGGCATTATACACCCAATCGGCAGAGGAAAGGCAGGATTAGCACAACTGTTTTCTAAACTCATTCTTATAATATACCACCACATTAAAAAAAACCTCCTTATTTTATTTAACTTACACCAAAATCCTAATTAATCTAACACCCTAAATATCCTCAACAATTTCTCCCCCTCTTTGAGCGACGCCTTTTGTTTCTTGATTGCGATTTCCCTTGCCTTTTTTTTCTTGTCCGCTTGGTTCTTGGCGTAGGCGATTGCGGCAAGGCGTTCCTGTTCCTCTTTGGCTTTCTTTTCCTCCGCCTTGACCTTGTTGGCGTTGCGTGTCTGCTCCTTTTTGAGTTCCGCTTTGGTTTTGACTTTCTCCTGCTTTGGTGGAGCAACATCGGCAGTGCTAAGCAGTTCGGCAGCGTTCTTGGTTGCGAGAATTTCTCCATTACACCCTGAATAGTCGCCCCTTCTAACCGCAACTCGGTTATTAATAGCGAAGGCGAAGAAGTCTCTTGTGTCCTTGCTTTTAAAGGCGTAGGTAAGCCCCACAACCATCGTCTTAAATAGGAACAGGGAAAGAGGACAAGACGCAGCAAACGAGCAGATTTCTTTGTCTTCGTCGAAGGGTTGTGCGATTAAGACATACCACTTCACACCATTCATCACGAACTCCTTGTTGTTAAAGAAATCAACACGGATACCACAGGGGTCATTCGGTTTCCCTTCCACCTTCTTCAACACATTCCACTGATTCACCTGCTCCACCATCTCCCGCACATTAAGGAGACGAATCCGCCCCTCACACAAGCCCCAAGTCATACAGACATCGTCTTCATCGTCATATTCTTCGAGGATTTCCCAATATTCTTCGAGAATTTCCTTTTTGTGGATTACTCTTGGTAGTTTTGTGGAAATGCTGACTGACGACATATTAATTACTTTGTCTTACGACTTGTTGTTGTTTTGATGCTTATAGAAGTATAGTATAAATCACAATCAATTTTGTGTAGAATGATACGATGGAATTAATCCAAATATAAGAGAGATTTAGATTAATTTATAGTTTATTAGATTATTTCATATATACACAGAATAGATTATTACTGATAAAAATAGATTATATCAACTATATATAAAATAGATTATTACTGATAAAAATAGATTATTACTTACTCATATAGGTAATAATTTTAAAATTATATCTTGAAACAATCTATTTTTTATAGTAATGATATAATCTATTTGATATATGATATAATCTATTTGATATATGATATAATCTAAATGGAATTGATTGAAATAATCTAACTCTT